GAAAGTTTTGGTTCTATTTTTGCCATGTTATAACTCTTTTTTATTGTTGATGTAGTATATTAGATAATCAATCAGATATGCGCTTAGAGCGACTAATGCTGCATAGATTGGATTTAAGAAGTATGCTAGTCCAATCCACAACCCAGCACATTTAGAACATATGAATGGTGTTTGTAACCATTGGGGTAGTTTCTCAATCAACACATACTTAATGGATTGTAGGGGTTCAAACCAATGCGTTAACAAGTTAGCTATCACAGCGAGCCCGATTATTTCTAAAATAATTGTTTCCATTTGTCTTTTACTTTTTTTACTATTTCTTCTTTAGCAGGCGTGACCACATCTGCAATATATTTTCGGTTGATTTTGTATTCTCTACTGATTTGTGAATAAGATTTACCACCTAAAAGATGTTCCGAAGTAAGTGTCCTCGTATATACATTATATAAAGCTAACTCTTTACTGATTAAATCTTTGATTACTTCTATCGTATCAATTTGTTCTTCTGAACTAATAGGTGAGTTCCAATCAGTAATCTCACAAGTCTTATCCAAAAACTTTCTATACTTGTAGTAATATGGTGAGGTCGTTGATTTGAATTGTATTCCAGCCGATGCTACAAACCAATGTTCCACCTTTCCCTTTAACAATAAATCCATTTGATAATGTTTTGGCTTTTCTAGCAGGCAAATTGTTAAATCTTGTAAGAGGTCATCAAAGTTATTGTGGTGTTTACAAACAGCCCTAACCTTATCTCTTATACTTTTCCAATTTTGTGTAATGTATTGTTCCATATCCATTTTAGTTCTCCTTGATAATAAATATGGTAGTAATTCGGTAAAAAGTTCTTTATATACAACTTATATAATATAGTAAGAATTTTAGTTCTCCAACTCTAATTTTTGGTATCCCTGAAGACCCCACGAATTAACCCGTGGGGTTTTCTTTTGCGCAAAAATAAACCCCCACAAAGGGGGGTTCGTTAGTAAAGATAATAATTGATTTATGCTTGTGATGCGGCAAATGCATCAAAAACATCACTCATATTTGTTGATGATAGGATTTGACTGTAAACAACGGTATGATAATAGTTTATCGTATCAGATTCTGCATAATTGAAAAATCCGTTATCAGATTCGGTTGACCTAACCAAGGTTCTACTACAATATGTTGATTGTGTTCCATTGTCGTATAATAAATGTGCATCTTGGTTAGTTGAATTATATGCAAATCCAACTAATGATTTGAGTCTTGATTGAGCAGTTGTAAGAGTTGAATATTTACTTTGATTAGTAGTTCCAAACCATCTGATATAGACATTAGTTCCAGCAGTTCCAAGGGTATCACATAATTGATTGTTCCAAATTCCTGGCATTGAAGGTCTATAACCACCATGTGTAGAACCCCTCCAACCATTTGCTTGGTTACTACCTAAAGCCCATAATAGAGACTCACTCGTTCCGGCAACCCTTTCTGAAAATACACATATTGTAAATGTGTTATTATTGAACATACCGGTTGGGATTGTATTTAGTCCTGACCTAATTTGGGTAAGACTTCCACCTCCAAACTGAACGAATCCAGTATTTAATTGTGGTTTTGCAACTGAAAATGTGGTTAGTGTATATGATGATATTTTATCATTGATACTATTCATATCAGTTCCAGTTAAACTCATAGTAGAACTATCAGTAAAATCCCAATGATACAAAACACTCAATGTTCCACCTAATGAGGGGTCAAACCCACCTTCTTGTGGTGCAAAAAATCCAATTGGTGTAAACATATTTTATTCCTTATGAAAAGTCAGCCAAACCGGTTGCAAATAATCTACTACCATCTGAAACCATTGTTACAATATCAACTCCGTTTGATAGAGTTGGAGCGGTTCCACCTGCAAACTTGAATGATGTTCCATAACTTGCAGCCAAAGAACCTGAATTGATAATCAATGTATAGGTAGTTCCACTCTTTATGTTAGATGGGTTTCCAATGTGGGTTGCAGAAGTAAGGGTAAGAACTGCAAAGTTTCCTTCGTTGAAATCAATACTTGATGTAGATGATGCGATTGAACCACTAAATACAGGTGAGAACATCTGACCACTTACTTCAAAGTTTCCAGCCGCAAATGATGAGGTTGTAGCAAATGATGCTGATGTAGCGGTTGTGGCTGTCGTAGCGGTATCAGCACTTGCAGCACTTATAGCTCTTGATGCTGATGTAGCGGTTGTAGCAAATGATGCTGATGTAGCGGTTGTGGCTGATGTAGCGGTATCAGCACTTGCAGCAGAAGTAGCTCTTGATGCTGATGTAGCGGTTGTAGCATTGCCTGTTAAATTACCAAAGAAACCTCCACTTGCAGTAACTCCAGCAGTTACATCTAATGAACCTGTTACTTGAGCTGATAAAGTTGCTCTAAATATAGCATCTTGTGTATATACCTCTTGGTTTAGTGCAATAAGTCGTGGAGCTCCATCGGTTTGTAAAAATACTCTTTTATTACTTGGAACTGATAAAGCTAACTCGCCAGCAAGACTTTTAACATTTACTTGGCCATTGGCTGAACCTGAAAACTCAAGAGCATTAGGTATTAGAGAAGAATATGCTGGGTCAGTCAGGTAAGTTGCTTTAAATCCACCATTTCCAAGTAAAGTTGATACAAACATTCCACTTGATGCAGTAATTTGTGTTGCGGTAAATGGTGTAGATACACTAACCAAAGTTCCATTATCGGTAATGTTAGAGTCAACCAAGTGGTGACCACCTGTACCCTTTTGTATCCGATTAGCTGTTGGATATGAAGGTGTTCCGATAGCAGAGTATTCAGGTCCAAAAAGAACTACACCAAAATCAGTTCCATCTGAACCACTATATTGATAGAACCAATCATTGTATAATCCATCAAACAAAAATGATGCGGTTGATTCAGTAGAGCCTGTATCATAAACTTTCAAACCCGCGTATCTTGCGGCAGGAACTGAAGTATTTAGAATGATAAACTCTTCACCAATGATTACCGCAGAACCTGTGACTTGTTCTACATATGCAAAACTTGCAGTTCCACTAACTCCAATGTTTAAAAAGTTTTGAGTTCCACTAAAGTTGTTGTTTAATGATAATTGAGCAAATGCAGTAGAATCTAACCCATCCAAATTATTTGCGTTTGTAGCAAATGATGCTGATGTAGCACTATCAGCACTTGCAGCAGAAACTGCTCTTGATGCTGATGTAGCGCTTGTAGCAGTTGTGGCTGATATAGCAGTTAAAGCAAACGAAGCTGTTTCAACAGTTCCTACAATAGCATTTGCTACCGTTAGATTACTCAATGATAATCTATTGGTAGATGGGTTGTAAAAGAAATCACCTGTATTAGAATCAATTCTTACTTGTTGATTTGCATTTGATGATACAAATGTTACAGGAAAGTTTTGATTTGTTGATGTAGAAAGAACATTTACTAAAGTTGATTCATTAGCAGCATCAGCTAATACAGTAAAATCAGCCGTTGATGCATTTGTAGCATAAGATGAAGATATTGCTTGAGATGATGTTCCAAATGCAAGAGATAGGTTTATTTGTGATGAACCACTAACTAATCCTGCGGGTATGTTGGTAATTAAATTCCAATCAGCAGAACCCGAACCAGCCACAATGGTATCTAAAACTACAGCTACTGAAGAACTAAATGTGTTATATGAAGAATTAGATGGATAATCAAATGCGTTTACTAACGAACCTGTTCCATTTACAAGCGCAGAGCCTGATACTTGAACTAATTGCTCGTAAGTATCTTTTAGTTCTTGTGTAGTAAGATTAAAATTTGCCATATGGGTTCCTTATTGTGGTAAATATTTGTATCGTGAATCAGTAACTTTGATACCAAGTTTTTTCATATCATCTAAATAACTACGCTTTGTTACAAAGGGTGAGTTAAACGCAGTGCGTTGGTCAGGGAATATTTCCATACCTTGTTCGGTTCCAAATTCAGGAAACATATCTGAAGCATTATCAATCAAATATCCAACCAATCTTTCTGCATACCACTCAGCTTTGTTTCTAACTGAATCTCTTTTCTTATCGTAGATTCTAATATCAGCAGGTTGGGCTTCTGAACCTCCTTGTGGGATAAGCAATCCGTTATTACGAGGTCTTAACCAAATGCCTTCAAGGGCTTCGTAATAAGACCAATAAAGTAATGTATCTTGAATATAGCCTGTCATTAAGGTAAGATAATTTCCAGTCAATGTGTTATTATTCACATCACTAATCAATTTCTGATAGAGGGTATATCCAATGTATTGTTGGATATGAATATCTTGAGCTTCTCTAATTGCGTTCTTTAACAAATCAGCATCAACTGATTGGTTTAAATCAGAAAATGCTTTTAGTTTGTTTTCGCTGATAAATAGGGTAGTTACCATTAGATTCCTCCTTGAGATTTTTCTTCTAAAATTAAATTTTCACCTGATTCTGCTTCTACTGATGTTACAACATCAACCTCTTGAGTACCATCTTCAAATAATCTTATTTGTTCTACACCAAGGACTGTATCAATACCATTTACTTTGAATAACATTTCAAAAGTTTTTAGGATGTCTGATTGCATGGGATAAATCACGGTGGTTAAGAAGTGTGCGTATGCGTCTAACAATTCTTGCCTACCACCAAGTTGACCTTCGGTTTTGATACCCAACAACATAGGTGAGGTAATTCTATGACCTGTTAGGATTTTTTGTGTTACCATATCGTTTATCGTAGTGTAATAACCATCAGCACCATTTTGTGGTATTGGAGTAATTATGGGGGCTTGGTCGGGTGATGCAACATCCATATACATCAATGAACCTGCGTTATCTGAACCTGCGTAAGCAGCTCTTAATTGTCTTTCAATTGATTCTCTTTCTTCTTCGTTTGCATCAGTAAATGTTGTGATGGCTAAAGAAGGAGCTAATCCGTTTTTAATGTTGTTTGTATGGAAATTATCCACTTCAGCATCTAACTGAATTGTTTTAAATGCACCCATGTAATCAGGCAAAGGGTAATACTCTAAACCAGCAGTATAAGGTTTAAAGTATAATAATTGACTTGGAGCCGTTCTATCTACCTTACTGAATGTTGGTAAATAAGGAATATCTTTTTTGAATGGAACTACACCAACTCTTTTACCAAAGTATTTTGAAACATAATAGCCCGGCACATGACCTCTATGGTCTGATTTGTGTGCTCTGATGTAAGAGAAATCAACATGGTAAATTTCTGCAATTTTAGTTCTATCGTTACTCCATATAATCTCTAATGCGAATCCACCAAAAATAACTCTATCAAGTGCTATTTTATTGAAAATATCATTCCAAGATTCACCATCTTTGTTTATTCTATCTAAAAGAGATTCATCAATGCCTGTTAATCCTTGTCCAACCACGGCTTGGTGTTTAGCGTTTATAGCCGTGCCATTTACTGAAGACCTTTGATAGAGTTCAATGAGTTGTTGTGGGAACTTATTGTTCTCTCCAAAATAAACAATATCACCCTTGTCATCTTCAAACACATACCCATCAGGGTAGTAGAATTCACCATACTTGGGTATGATACTAAATTTATGTTTTTTTAATTCTTCCATAATATTATCCGTTAAAAACTATATAAGCCGCATTTTCATTAGTAGAAGAAAATTCACTTCTTGGAACACTCTCTGAAACATATGCCTTTGTAGTCGCTTGGTTGATAAATGTATCTATTGTTCCTAATGACCATACTACATTAGATGTTCCGTATACTTGAGTTGATGTTCCCCAAACTTGAACAACACCCCCTACAATAGTTTGAAAGGTAACATCATATGTTCCACCTTCAAGTGAAAGGTCTGTGGGAAGTGTAATTTTACCTTTTACCCAATTTCCTGATGATGTAGCTGGGAATGTAAAAGATGATTCATCTTCGGTATACCCATCAACAAATAAAGCCCTTACACTCTCTCCTGATGAAATTGAGGAAGAGGGTATAAAGGTGATGTTATTTGAGGAAGATGCGTATAAATAAATCATTTAGTATATCCAAAAAAAATAGTAGTTAGGGAGCTGCGAAAACCACAACTCCCCACTACTATTATATAAAAATTAACCTACAGTGATTCCTGAAAGGACACCAGCCAACGAAGAACCCGAAAGGGCGCTTGCTGGGTCTGGCTCTTGACCAACGAAGGTCAAAGTATATCCTTGTAAATCACCGAAAGCCGTTCCGGTTTGTGCTTGTCCACCACTTAATGAAAGTCCACGAGTTTGTCCAAGTAAGAAGAACACAGTACCACCCTCTGAATTGTTTGTTTCAACAATCATTGTGATATCTGGGTTTCTAGCTAATGTTTTGACTTGGTTTCTTGTGGAAGATTGCAATTTGTGGAAGGGCGCGTTGACGGTTTGTTCGTAAAATACAGTTCCGTTTTCTACTGATGTGTTGATTGTCTCGGTGAAATCACCTGTTTGACGATTCAACTCAAATTTGTAGAAAGTTCCTGAACCAGTAATGGTTGAAATCAAACCTTCAGTGCCACCTGTTGAACTAATACTGCCGGACAAAATGTAAATGTTTTTTAAACCACCGGTGTTATCACGGCAGCCCAGGGTAAACCCTGAAACAATATCGCATGTAGTACTCATTTTTGTCCTTTTTTATTTTTATTCAACAATTACGCTCTGTTGTTACTAACCCAGAATTCAGGATAAGCTACCTGTACTCCAAGCTTTGTTACAACGCGGTGCTTCAACTGGTCGCCATTGATATCGTACCAAAGTTGGAAGTTAGATACATCCGACAATAGGTCAACACCAACTACGATTTGCTTAGCAGGTCCCATAACCAAACGGTCTGAACCGGCAAGACCGATTGTTCCAACAACAGTTAAGTTTTGAACGAATGGATATGTCATAGCCATAGTGTTTAAACGATTCTCAACTGAAGATGGGTCGTAGTAGAAGTTGTTTAAGGTACGAAGAGCAACAACATACTTTCTAAAGTTTGCGATTGACATGAATACAGTTAAGTCTTCTCTATCTTGAACATCATTAGCAAGGTTCTCTAACATTGTATCAATCGTTGTAAGGATGTTAGCTGAAGTAACAGCAGAACCTGTGATTGAGTTAGGAATTACAACGCCAGTAGTGGCTGAAGAAAGGATTTGATTCAATCCGTTTGAACAAGCGCCTGAAGCGGTGTTAGCAGTCCAAATGAAATTGTCGTTGTTCTTTTGGAAACCACGAACGATTTGGTCAGCGTATTCAGTTACAAGAGTAAATGTCTCGTTGTATGAACCTTCAGGCTGAAGAACACCAAGGTACTTCTTGTCAAGGTTGCGTAAGCAAAGACCATCAAATGATGATAACTGACAAACTTCAAGGTCACGCTGTGTGAATGAAGCAGTACCGGCTGCGTTTGTTACACATCCGTATCCGTCTACGATTTGCAAATCAACTTCAAACAAGTTGACTGGCTCTTTGTATTTAACGCCCTCTTTTACAGTGACGTATTCAATTGTTGAACCGACCATGATAGATTTTACCATCAATTCGCCGGCGGTTTGGTTGCTAAAGTCTGACAATGCAGCTACATTAAATCCCATATTTTTCCTTTTTAGTTATTAGTTTTTTTATTTTTAATCG